TTTTGTCAACGTGCTCGACAGCTCCTCGGTGTCGATCCAGACAGCGTTGACCAACGGCACCGGCGACGACCAGGCCAACGGCTACTGGCGGGACGTGGTGACGATTGCCGCCTCCGGCACCTACTCGGCCGACCTGAAAGCCCTGCCTCGGCAGGTGATGGGCGGGACCGCCGACACTGACTTCGCCAAGGTCAAACTGCTGGCCGTCCGCAACCTGAGCGACTCGGCGACGCTGGACGTGGGCGACACGATCAGCGACCGATGGACTGCCCTCTCCGCCTCGCCAATCACGGTCGGCCCGGATGCCGTGCTGTACGTCGTCCACCCGAATGCCGGCTACACGGTCGGCGCCAGCGACAAGGTGCTGGCCATTACCAACAACGGCGGCAGCGCTGCTGACGTCGAAATTTACGTTGTAGGAGTCCTGGCATGATCAGTAGCAAGCCGCTCGCCCGAGCACAGGATCTGCTCGACATCCGAGACAAGATCAAAGCGTTTGTTGTCACCGCCAAAGGCTTGGCCGCTGACGGCCTGACCGTCAGCGAGTTTGCCGAGCTCGCCGTCGCTCTGCTGCGGGTGTGCATTGAGACGCTCGACAGCATCCCAACCGAGGGTGCCGAGAAGAAGACCTGGACGGTCGAGGCCATCGGCATGCTCTACGACGAGCTCGCCGACAAGATCGTGCCCGTCTGGGCGTGGCCCTTCTGGATGGCCGTGCGGGCACCCGTTCGCCAGCTGGTGCTGCTCGCTGCCGCCGGCGCCATTGAACAACTGTTACCACTCGTGAGGCTTGCAAAATGACCTACCTGTTGATGCTGGCTGCCGCTGCCGGCGTGCTGCTGTGGCCCAGCCAGAAGAAGGCCAAAAAGATTCTGGACGACATCAAGCTGCCGGAAGACCTGGCCGAGCCCAAGCCAATGGGACCGCCACCGCCGCCGACCTACCAGACGGCCATGCAGCACCTGTCGGCTGTGCGGCAGCGGCTGGTACACACCGGCGAGCTCAACGCCGACGTTCGCTCGGCGTTCGAGGTGCTGACGCTCGAACTGCTCAACGGGAGCGACCGATGACCCGCTATTTTCTTGCCGCCCTGCTTGCTGCAATCGCCCTGTTGGCCATGACAGTGGACGGCAAGCCCGGGCCGAAGCCGCCGCCAGATCCCGAGGGCCGGCTGCAGCTGCGTGGCCTGTTCGTCGGGCCGACGGCCGGCGACGACGCCATCACGATCGCCTGCCTCTGTGCCGAGCTCGCCGACGTGATTGCCTGGGACGGCAAGCTCGACAAGCCCCGCCTCGCCACCGGCGTAGCGTTTGACGATCTGCGGATCGCCGCCCGGGAGTCTCGCATGCGAGGCGTCAGCATCGGCGAGCGGCAGCCGCACGTCCGTGATGCCATCCACGAGTTCTTGGACGAGCAGGTCGGCGTGAGCGGTGGCCCGGTGAGCGACGAGGATCGCAAGGCCTGGGTGGCCGCCTACCGTGAGATTGCGAGGGCCGCGAATGCAGCGACTCGGTGATTATTGGCGGCTGTTTGTCGCCGGCCTGCTGCTTGCCCTTGGCACCTACATGGCCATGCAGCGGCCGGCCAAAGACGAGAACTACGGATACACGCCTGATCCGGCCGGCGTCGAGGAGTTCCTCGCCGAGCTCGACCAGCCGCTGTTTGCCCAAGCCGGTGCCGAGGCGATCCGTGAGGCCCGCGGTGTCGATACGTTTCTGTACCGGCAACTCTACAAAGCCCACCTGGAGCGGTACGGCACGCCGTGGGTGGTCGGCCGGCAGGGGATCGGCGACTGCGTTAGCTGGGGCTGGATGCACGGCGTCTACATCTCGCAGGCGATCGACTGGGATCTGGGCCGGCTGCCCGAGCCGCCAGTCGAGCCGGCCACCGAGAGCATCTACGGCGGCAGCCGGGTCGAGGCCCGAGGCAAACGAGAGGGAACCGGCGGCTACTCCGACGGCAGTTACGGTGCCGCTGCCGCCAAGTGGTGCCGGGACTGGGGCATCATCTACCGTGAGGGCGAGCTCGAGCAGTATTCAAGCAAGCGAGCCAAGGCGTGGGGCAACTGGGGCAACGGCGGCAAGGGCGACGAGGGCAAGCTCGACCGGGTGGCCAAACAGCACCCGGCCAAACATGTGGCCCTCGTCCGCAGCTGGGACGAGGCGGCCGCCGCAATCGAGTCGGGCTACCCGGTCGTCGTCTGCAGTATGCAGGGCTTTACCAGCCGGCGAGACGACCAGGGATTCTGCCAAGCCTCAGGCCGCTGGGCACATTGCATGTGCTTTATTGCGGTGCGGTACGACCGCCCGGGCCTGCTCTGCCTGAACAGCTGGGGACCAACCGCCAGCGGCGGCCCGAAGTGGCCGGCCGACATGCCAGACGGCTCGTTTTGGGTCGAAAAGGCCACTGCCGACCGCATGCTTTCTGCCGGCGACAGCTTTGCCGTCGGCTCGATCTCTGGTTTTGAGTTCCGAGACCTTCACCACGGTGGCTGGCTCATGCCAGCACCGGAAACAATTTCTGGAAAATGAAACGCACCACCATCGCCGCAGTCATCATCGCCCTGGCGGCCGGGCTCTACCTGAACTCAGGCGGCCAGCCTGACCCGTTTGTGCCAACGCCGCCCAAGCCCGACCGGCCTGTCGTGTCGTGGATCGCGAAGATTGCGAAGACGTTGCTTTGGCTGGCTCTGCTGGGCGAGCCGACCGACGATCAGGAAAGCGTGCAGGTAGTCAACGCCCGCTGTGACGAAAACGGCCAACCGCTGCTCGATCACGGCCGCGGCTGGTGAGGAGGAACAAACGCCATGTGGCACAGACTGCTCGCTCTGCTCGCAAGCCTCGCCGCCGACCCGGCAGCCCTGGACCGAGAACCGCCACGGGCCGCAGCCGCCGTGGCCGTGGCCTACGCCGCTCAGGCAAAGACCGCACCGACGCCAGCACCGCAACCAGATCCACCACAGGAGTGCTGCAAGGCGTGCAACGGGACGGGCAAGATCGTCCACCCGGACGGCCATGTGACCGACTGTCCCTGTCCACCGACGTGCGAGTGCCAGAAAAAAAAGGCGGCAGTTTCCGTCTTAAAGTCTTCGGCGGCGCCGGCAGCAAAGGCCGCCGACCGACTGGTGCAGCCGGGCGGGACAGCCGTCTGCCCTGATGGCAAATGCAACGTTCGGCGGGTGAGGTAGAGGCGTCGCCCTCGCCGTGTTCGTCCCTTTGAAACTGCGGAGTTCACCTTGGGCGACGCCTCCACCACACCTGACCTCGACCAGCTGCGGGCCATGCTGCGGGAGAACGTCGGCGAAAAGGCCGAGGGCATGCCCGAAGCTGCCAACGCCATTATCGACACGATTCTGACCTGGTGGCCCAACGCTGCGATGACGCAGCTGGCCAAGCGGGCCGACGACCTGGCGGCTCATGACAGCATCAACGCTCTGGACGTGCTGAAGGCCAAGGTGCGGGAGGATTTGGAGTACCACTGGGGCACGCACAGAAACGTCAGCCTAGCCGTCGATCTGCTGGCCGAAGATCTGGCGATGAGCCTGCTGGAGTATTGGTGGGAGGACGTCAAGAACCGCAACGCCGTGCGGGCCTGCATTGCCGAGCTCAAGGCGAGGCGGCGGTGACAAAAACTATCGACAAGCTGGGGCGATTTCTGGAAAAGGTGGACGCTGCGATCATGTCGTGAGCCTTGCTAAGTACCAAGCAATGCCAGAGCCTGAGCAACAGGCGGTCGTTGCTCGAATTGCTGAGCCAGGCCGCACAGGATGCCAATTGCAGTCAGGCCGCTCCCGCCAATAACGACAATTTCCCACACACTGTCTGGCACGTTCTCAACAAAGTCAAGAAAATCTTTCATTATGTCGTCGCCAGCAACTCAAGCCGCCGGCTTGTCGCCTAAACCGAAATCGGGCAACACTTCCGCCGCCGACACCCGCCGGCCGACGATCCGGTTGTCGAGGTAGTGCTTCTCCGAGGTGCTCGACCGGTCGTGGTCAAGCAGCTGCTGGGCATTGCCACCGCCGGCAGCCACGTAGCTGGCCGCTGTTTTGCGGAACGCATGCCACGCCCGGTACTGCACGCCGGCCATCTTGCAGAGCTTCTTCAGCCGCAGCCACCGCACCTGCTCGCATTTGGTCCAGGGCCAGACCGGATCGTCGGGCTCTCCTCGCTGCTGCTCAAGCATCGCCGCCAGATCAGCCGAGATGCCACGCTCGACGTCGCGGGTGCGGCCCTTGCGGGTTTCGGCGAGGAACGTGACGCACCGCCTGCTAGGATCGACGCATTGCCACGTGACGGCCTGCACCTCGCCAACCCGGCCGGCGGTCTGCACCATGCAAGCCACAAACGTCTGCCAGTACCAGGCCGCTGGCTTGCCCGACTCGGTGCCATTGAGCTGGCCGGCAGCCCGGACGATCGCCTGCACTTCCTCGACAAGGTATGCCTGCGGCAGCCTCGGGGCCGCCCGCATCGGGGCCAGCGTGAGAAACTCCGATATTATACGTTTTTTCGCACAGTATGCGGCTATTGCACACAGCTGGACCCGATCCTTCAGCACGGTCGTCCGCCTCACTGGCCGCTTTGGATCGCTCAGCCGGTGGGCGAGGAACTTGCTAACGACGATGTCGTCGAGATCCTCGAGCACGGGCTCACGCCCAAGGTACTCAGCGAACCTGTCGAGGGTGTGCCCGTAGAGCACGATCGTCCTGGGGGCCAACTGGTAGAGCGGGGCGTACCGCTCAAGCAAAACTTCACGCAGCAACATGGTGGGGTTCTCCTAGGTAACGCCCCTCCGTGAGCTGGTTTCCTTTCTCCTCCGTCCGGGGCAGTCGCCCATCTTAGCGACTAGTGAACGGGTGTGCAGTCCCTTGCCCTCCGCCTAAACGCCCCGGCCGTGCAGGCATCATACGCAATGTTGCACGGCCGGGGCTGTTTAGTCCCCACGGATTTGGTGGCATTTGCTTTCTTGTGTTGATAGCGTTACTATCGGGTCATGTTGACAATGGCATCACCAGACGAAACGTGGATCACGGTGGCCGAGGCGGTAGAGCTTTCAGGCTGCACTGAGGGCTATATTCGCCGGCTGCTCGGGGCCGGCGATTCTCGCCTGTCCGGCTGGAAGGCTGGCGAGCGAGCCTGGTTGGTGAAGCGGGCCGACGTGCTGCAACTGAAAAAAGAGTTGACGACACGCTCGAACCTTCGCCGCCACGAGCGGACGGCCAAGAAGGGCAAACGCAAAAAGGCCTAGTTTTCTAGGGCCGAACGCCGCCTAGAAAAAAATCCCAAAAAATTCCCTCAACCCTGTTGACAGCAAGTAACGATAACGCTACTATGAGGGCATGACGCGGCAAGGAGCCGCAATCCACTAACCAGGAGAAATGAAAATGGGTGCCATTCGGATTCGCCAGAAAATGCGTCGCTACAAAGTGACCATCCGCGAGCTGGCTGCTCGCCTGCAGATGCCGATGACCAAGGTTCGCTACGCCTTGAAGCATGGCGTCAGCAGCGACAACGCTCTTCGGGATTGGCTTGAGGCAATCGCAAAGTAGCAACCACCCGCCCGGCGGCACTGAGGCCGCCGGGCAACACCAACGCCAAGGAGGGCACCACCATGAACATCGCAGTCGTAATCGAAATCCTGATCGCCATCGCCAAAATCCTCGCTGCCGGAAATTGGTGTTGACCGTAGTGACGCTACAGGCACAAAATTGCACGTAGTGACGCTAGCGTCACAGGATCGGCAGCAAGGCTTTTAGTCCCCACGCTTTTCTTTTGACCAAGCACGGAACAGGGATATACCAATCAACAGCGGCATGGACGCCGGTACACCAAGGAGCAAGAAAATGCGAACGCCCACACCTTCTGAGATCAGGCAGCGATGCGTCGCCGAGCGCAAAAACTGGACGACAGCCGAAAGGCTGCGGCGGGACGTCGGCCAAGCCGACCAGTGGCGGGCAACCGCCGTACCCGAATTGGTGATCACGTCGGCGCTCAACTACGAGGCTGGCTGCAGCGAGTCACCCGAGCCCACGCCACCCTCTGCCACGTCGTGCGTGTCTACGGCGCACCAGAGCGAGCAGGCGGGGCATCAAACGCCGGCAACGTCTACGTCGAGCGGGCTGCCAGCGGCGATCCGACGCTACTGCACGACGCCCTCGGCGCAGCAATCGACACGCTCGCAGGGATCAGAGCAGAGGTGAGCGACCACATGGACAAGACCAAACCATGCCGGGGCAAGCCCGGCTCGGCGGCAAAAGTGCAAGAAATGGCCCGCAGGGCCGCAGCAGGGCAAAGCATTTTTCATCGGGACGATCGAGTGCGGTCATAGGACGACCGCTTGGCCAAGGATGGCTTGACCGGTGCGGCGGGCGATGGATCGCCAGCCGGCCGGATTTCACGGAGCACACATGCTGCATCTAAGCAGGAAAGAAGGCGAGTCAATCGTCTTACCCGGCCGCTCGCTTCGGCCGCTCGACGACGACCAGATCGAGATCGTCGTGCTCGACATCATCGGAGACAAGGTCCGGCTGGGCATCGACGCCCCGGACGAAATCGAAGTTTACCGCCACGAGGTGTGGCGGGGCATCAGGAGGGACGAACGCAAGGAGCGTGACAATGGGATTCAAGAGAGCTACTAAAAGTCAGGCCAAGCTACGGGCTGCTGTTTTCGGTCCGAGCGGTGCTGGCAAGACCTACAGCAGTTTGCGAATTGCGAAGGGGCTGGCAGGCGACAAGCCGGTGGCGTTTATCGACACCGAGCGAGGATCGGCCAGCAAATACAGCGACCGCTTTGAGTTCGACGTCCTAGAACTCGACGACAAGACGGTCGATGGCTACGTCGCAGCGATCAAGCTGGCTGCCGCCGAGGGCTATGGCGTGCTGGTTATCGACAGCCTCAGCCATGCGTGGCAGCAGCTGCTCGAAGAGATCGACAAGCTGGCCAAGGCCAAATACAGAGGCAACACGTGGTCGGCCTGGTCAGAGGGCACGCCGCTGCAGCGTCGCCTGATCGACGCCATCCTGAATTTTCCGGGCCACATCATCGCCACGATGCGGTCGAAGACTGAGTGGCAGACGACGCAGGACAACGGCAAGAGCCGCCCGGTGCGGGTTGGGCTGGCACCGGAACAGGGCAAGGGCGTCGAGTACGAGTTTGACCTGCTGCTCGAAATCAGCACCGAGCACATCGCCAACGTGATCAAGGATCGCACCGGCAAGTGGCAGGACAAGCTAATCGAAAAGCCCGGCGAGGATTTCGGTGCCGAGCTGGCTGCGTGGCTGAGCGACGGCGCGCCCGCAAAAACACCCCCCCCGGCACCAAAACCGGCCGAGGCACCGACCGATCCGCTGGTGGAGAAGATCCGCGAGACGATCGCCAAGGCCGAGACGGTCAAGCGGCTGAGTGCCATCGTCGATCGCCTCGACACGCTGCTGTCGGAGGGTGCGATCGAGACCGAGGACTGGTCCGCTCTGACAGAGTTGGTCAATGAGCGACACAACGAGATTGAGCCACAGGAGGTGCCAGATGCCGTGGCCTGACCGAGCGACCGAGCAGGAGCTTCTATGGCGCTGCCAGCGGCTGCTTGACAAATGGCAGGAGGGCGAGCTGTCACCAGACGAGGCCCTCGACGACATCGGAAACCTCTGCAGCACGGTGCGGCACGAGGTGATCGGAGACGACCAAGACCCGGAGGTGCAGACATGAGATGGGACGATTTTATTGACGGCGACGACGGCCAGGTGGCCACCCAGGCACCCGAGCAGCTGCTGCCCGATGGGACGCACGTCGGCAAGATCGGCTGGGTGCAGATCGGCAGCAAGGACTGGGCGAAGAAGGACGAGCAAAACCCGGACGGGCTGTGCATAACCGTCCGGGTAGACGTCGCCAAATACAAGTCGGTGTTCCAAAGCATCCCATGCCACTGGCGTGGTGCCATTGAAGAGCTTTGCCGCTCGGCTCGGGTTGATCCGCCGGTCAGAGGCGAGGACTGGGACGAGGACCAGCTGCTCGACCAGGTGGTGAGCATCGAGACGCTGCTGAGCGTCAGCACCAAGGGCAACGAGTTCGTCAAGGTCGTGCGATTCAAGCCGACCAGCGAATCGAACACGCCTAAGCCCAAGCCGGTGAAGCAGACGGCGGCTCAGAAGATCGACGCCGAGACCAAGGCGGACCTGGACGACATCCCCTTTTAAGGAGAGACCATGAGGCTTAGACGACTTGACGGATACCGAGAGCCAGAGCAGATCACTGACCGCAGCGTAATCAGGTTTCTCGAAGAGTACGGGCTGGATGGCATGGTCGAGCACGTGAAACGGCTGTCGCAGGCCGCTGCGAGCATGGCAGACCAGCGAGCCCGTGCCGACCGGCTGGCGCGGCGACTGCAGCAGTACGAGCGGCCTGCGGTGGCGGAAACGATGAGAAGCCACCGGGCCGGTCCTGAGAGTGACGGTTGACACAACGCAGCCCTGCGACGCTGTACGGTAAAGCGTGACGGGCAGCCAAGCGGTCGAGTGGCTTTGTAACACCGCTGTCGCAGCTGATGTAGCAAACTCCCATCGGTAAAGTGGCCGCCGGCCCGGCGTGACAGGGCAAATACAACGAAAGGAGCGACAAGGATGTCAGATTACTTCTCCACCAACACCGCCATGCTGCCGCTGTTCGCACCGGCGGCACGGAAGCAACACCCGGCAACGTCACATGCCGCAGCGGCAAAAGCAAAGTCGTTTCAACGAGGCCATGCGGCGAAGATCCTGGCGGCCCTCGAGCACGGGCCGGCCGGGCAGAGCGAGATCGGCCGGCGGGCCGGGCTGCAGCCGCACCAGGTCAACAAGCGGCTAAACGAGCTGGCGATCGCTGGGGCGATTGAGCTGACAGGGCTGCTGTGCGAAAGCAGCAGCGGGGGCAAAGAGAGGCAGTGGAGGAGGTGCTCCTAATCGTATCTGCGGCGTGGCGTTTACGTGCGGCAGTGGTTGAGAGCAGAGGAAGCAAAGGAGAGAGCAATGGGTGTTTGTCTGAAGAACGTCGACATGGATTGGTTTAAGGATGAGTCACAGGCCCCAATTGGATATGCCTGCATTTCGGCTCTTTACCCCTCGCCAGAAAGGTCGCGAGATCGTGAGCGAGTGCGGCGTGGCATTAGCATGGGAATGGTGACTGCAGCGCGGCTGGTTAAACGAGCGAAAGATGCCGACAACGGACCCATTTACATCAACGTCAGAGAAGCTGTCGATTGGTTGCAGTCGGAGTATTACGCCGAGCAAGCCTGCATTCATCATGAGAAATCGCAAAGTAACAACCGCATAGCGTCTGAAGAAAACACGACCTGCGATTTGGAGCAGGCGACGAACGTGCCCCAAGTAGTTTGCGACCGTCTGGCGGCGGCCTTGGAGCGGATCGCGGAGGCCTTGGAGACGATTGCCACCGACCCGCCCAAAAATTACCACACCTCTTCCGGCCCACTTTTGCACGCATCTACAGACGGTAACGAATGAACCAACGGTGACGCTGCCGGATGTCGCACGTGACGCGGCCAATACACAAGGGAGGTGAGATGGCAACCAAGCAACAAAATCGTATCTGCGGCGTGGCGTTCACGTGCGGCAGTGGTTGATTTGAAAGAAAGATAGGAGGCCAACAATGGCTGGAATGATTATTGAGCTGCGGCGAAAAGCGAACGGAAGACGAGACGGCAGCTACACGTCTGACGTCCGTGTGTTTAGGACGTTGCCAAAAACAAAAGGCGCATCGCCGTCTCTTCGGGTTCGCATTGCTGACAGGGTACTAACTCAATGCGGCTGGAATCGTGGCGATTTTGTAACGCTTGACTACGACGTCGTTGAGGGTCTTTTTAGCATGCGTCCGGCCGACAAGAAATCGGGCAATAAACTGAGCGTTGACAAGAAAAAACGCGCTCCCTCTGGCGTCAGGTTCGTGGTTGAAATGTCTCATTTGGTGCTGTTTGGGCTCAAAGAAGATATCGGCTACGACTGTTCAGTCGTTATCGCATCACAAGATCTTCTTACCTTCAAGAGGTCGTAAACAACATTGCCCACGTGATAGGCACTTTGCCCGGTCAACGCGGGCTGGGTGGAATAAAAATCGCACCACGCAAGGAGGGTTCCGTGGACGCCGATGACATGAAGACGCTGCAGCACATGGAATACAAGGTGTATGCCTTGGTTAAGGCGATGGCATGACACCCGCCAAACGCATTGAAGCCGAGCAGTTCGCCCGCAGGTACGGTTCGGCCAACTGTTGGACAGGCACCAGCGGGACGCTGGCAGCGTGGTTGCTGCTGGCACTACGAGAGATCGACCGACTCAAGGAGGAGAGCGATGAGCGACTACTACCCGGACGTCGCGGAGGTGCTGCCGCTGTTTCGCAAGACCGACCCGCCGACCAGCAAGGCCGCGGCGTCTAAGTCGCGGGCCGGCGTTCGTGAAACTCGCTGACGGGCCGGCCGGGAAGGTCAGGTACGAGCGGCGGGAGGTTGAGCGGTGGATGAAAGATTCGGTGAGTTACAAAGCAGGGAGGAGCAAGTGAGCGACTACTGGCCGGACGTTGACTCCCTGCGAGCAGACTTCCCGCTGTTCGCGGACGTTGCCGACGACAGGCAGGCGAGGGCATTCCACGAGAGGGATGAAGCCCAGAAAAGCGTTCTGGCAATGCTGCGGACGGGCGAGCGATTGAAGAAGGAAATCTATGAGCACAAAGTGAAAAACGGTAGCAGGCTCGCTCCCGTGATAGAGCAGCTTCGCCACGCTCACGGATTTAGCATCAGCGGTTACGGAACCGTCAAGAAGCCGTATTTCATGGAAGATGTGCGGCAGAGGCCCAGCCTGGCCCGTGTTACGCCTGAGATGAAGGCGGTCTATTACCGGCTGCCTCATTGGCTAAAGGCCAAGGCCAATCGAGAGGCGATGGACTTCCACAGGTGTGCTCTCTGCCACTCACCGAGTCAGTTGCGGTGTCACCACGTTTCGTACGCAAATCTGTTTAACGAGCCGCACGTTGACTTGTTGACGCTTTGCGACCTGTGCCACGGCCGGGTGCACAAAAACTGCGGGCTCAAGTTTCCGAGCGGTGTTTCTGTTGAGTACGCCCATTGGCTGGGCTGGAAAGGATTCGAGGAATGGCTGCTGCCGTAACGTCCATCGCCAGTAAAGGGCAAGAGCAAACTACGTTGGCGAGGATAAGCGAGGCTAGGCATGCGCTCACTGCCGCTTCGACACTGCAAGACGTCGTGCAAATGCGGGACCAGGCCGAGGCGTTTCGCAGGTGCATTGAGGCTGTAGGCGGGAGCAAGCAGGTGGCCGACGCTGCTGGCGAGTTGAAGCTGCGTGCGGAGCGCAAGGCTGGCGAGATGCTGGCGGGGATGTCGAGAGGAAAAGGAGGCGACAGGAAATCAACTGTCGCCATGACAGTTGATTCATTGGCCGACCTTGGCGTAACTGAAAATCAGTCATCTCGCTGGCAACGCGAGGCGAATGTGTCCGAGGAGGACTTTGAGGCATACCTAGAGAAATGCCGTACCGACCCAAAGGGTGAGGTCACACAAGCTGGCCTTTTGAAGATTGCAAACGGCAGTCACGTTTCGCTTAATAGCGGCGAAAACGAGTGGTATACGCCGCCTAAATACATCGAGGCTGCGCGTGAAGCGATGGGCAGCATTGACCTGGATCCGGCCAGCTGCGAGACGGCTCAGGCCAACGTCAAGGCCCAAAGGTATTTCGACATTAATGACAACGGGCTCGACAAACCTTGGCACGGGAACGTGTGGCTAAACCCGCCATACTCAAAAGACCTTGTCGGCTTGTTTGCTGAAAAGGTTGTTGAGGAATCACGGCGTTTTGAGCAGGCGATTGTGCTGGTCAATAACGCAACCGACACCGTTTGGTTTCATCAGTTGGTTTCCGTTGCTTCGGCCGCTTGCTTTTTCCGTGGCCGAATCAGGTTTCTAGACAAGACTGGTAAGGCTGCAAACACGCCGGTTCAGGGTCAGGTTGCTGTTTACGTTGGCAGAAACCCAAAGCGTTTTTGTGAATCGTTTGAGCACATGGGAAAGATTGTTTATTGCCTTCGGGCGGGTGGCGATGCAGAAACCGCTGCCTTAGTAGAAAATCTGGGTTATTGAATGAAAACGCACCACCTTCCCTACCGCGAATACCAAGCCCGCCGCCACCAGGAAGCGGTGGCCGAGGCCCGGCGCAAAGAGGAGAAGACCCGCGACCCTGAGATGGAGGCGTGCGTGATCGCGTACCACGCCCACCGGGTCGACGGCGGGACATTGGGTTGGGACGTGCTTAAACGGCAGTGGTACCAGGCAAGGGAGGGCCGCTATGGGTAACTGGATCAAGATGCGACACGATTTGATCGACGCCCCGGAGGTGCGTCGACTGGCCCGGGCGACCGGGCTGGACCGGGACCAGGTCACGGGCAAGCTGTTCCGGCTGTGGAGCTGGGCCGATCGGCATGGCACCAACGGGCTGCTGGATGCCGAGATCGAAGACCTGGACGATCAGGTAGGGCACGTCGGATTCGGTGCGGCGCTTGTCAGCGTCGGCTGGCTGGAAACCCAGGAGGGCGGGATCGTCATTCCGCACTGGGACCGGCATTTTTCCGACTCTGCCAAGGTGCGGGCGCTGGCCGGCCAGAGGGCCGAAAAGCACCGTGCCAAGCGGCGTAACGCGCCTAGCGTTACTGGTCCGCCGGACGGCGTAACGCAAGATGCGTTACCAGATAAGAATAGAGGAGATAATCCTCCTCCTCCTCCCAGGGATGCTGTGCAGGACGAGGCCACCCTGCGGGCGGCCTGGACCAAGGCAGCCAAGGCAAGAAAGGTGCAGCCATACCGGGCCAAGCGACCACCGGATGGGCTGGCAGAGCGTCTGAGCGAGGCGGAATGGTTGGACGAGGCCCTGCGGGCAATCGACCACCTTCCCAATTGCCGGTTTTTCGATACGCCGCCCACGATGTTCCAGCTGGTGGCCCCTGGCTTTGTCCAGCGGGTGCTAGCCGGTCAGTACGACGCAGCAAAAAGCACCCCCCCCCGGGGTCATGTGCGGCGAGGCGATGATGATCGGCCACCGCCGAGACAATTTGACGGCGAGATGGCGGAACGCAAACGGTTGACGCTGGCGAAACTGGCGGACGCAGAGCGAGCAGCAGGCTAGGAGGGGCAAAGCATGAGCGGCAAACCAGCACACATCGCAGACCTCGACATGGAGCGGCTGATGGCCCTCTGGTTCAACGACGAGCTGACCAAAGCCGAAATCGCGAAGGAAATGGGCGTTTCAGCGTCGTGGCTGTCGAGCCACCGGGAGCGGCTCGGGCTGCCAGAACGCAGCCGCAGGCCTGCAAAGACGATGATTGACCCGACGCCGGCCGAGATTGCCGAGAGGTGTGCCGAGATCAGAGAGGCCCGGCTTGCCAAAAAGGCCGAGATCGACAATGGCGATGCCACTCCGTACCGCACCGAGTGCCTTGCGTGGGACGGCTACAGCTTCGCCGTGAGGACGGCATGACCAGCTACGAACGTGATCTGTACCGGCGCGAGATCCAGCGGCTGACCGAAGAGGTCAAGAGGCTGCGGGTGTTGCTCGATATGTGGCAGCAGGCGGCCCAGATGGATCAGAGGCGATCGGAGGTGCCAAGTGGCCCGAAAGCCTAAAAGCATAACCTTCCACGTGCATGGCCAGCCTGTGCCGCAGCCTCGGGCTCGTGTTTCATCCCGTGGCGGGATCGCCCGGGCCTACGTGCCGGCCAAGCATCCCGTTCACGGCTACCGCCAAGCGATTGAGGTGGCCGCCCGTGCAGCCGGCTTGACCGCAGCTGCTGATCCCGTCGATGTCGTCGTGCTCGCGCAGTTCGAGCGGCCCAAGTCGCACATGACCAAGCGTGGCGTCAAGGCAACGGCACCAGCGTTGCCAAGGCCTGACGTGGACAACGTGGCCAAGGCGGTACTCGATGCGTTGCAGCCGATCCTCGGCGACGACACGATCGTCGGCCGGCTGACGGTGGCCAAGATGTTTGCCGAGGCGGGGCTGACGACGGTGACGGTGGAGCCCATGAACCACCCTGGGGCTGGCGAGGCAGCGG